CTTACGCCGAGATCGCACGGGCCAGACTGGAGGGCGTCGAATGCAAGACGCTGTTCGGGACATGACCAGCGACCAGCGCGTGCTGCGTGCCATCCTCGTCTACCGGCACATCAACGGACACTCGCCGTCCATGCGCGAGATTGCGGATCTGACCGGACTATCGAAATCGTGGGTGCATAGCATCGTTGTGCGGCTGTGGGGCGAACGCCAGATTCGCTACAGCCCAGGGAAGCGGCGCAGCATCATGGTGAACCAACATGCCTGACTCCGACAACGGATGGAACGAGTATGAGAAGTTGGTGATCAGTCAACTGCACGACTGCCGCTCACGACTGAGCAACATCGAGCGGCGGCTGACCCACATGGAGGTCGGCGTCGGGATGCTCAGGGTCAAGGCGGGGGCTTGGGGCGCAATGGCCGGAAGCATCCCCGCAACTCTGATGTGGTTGGTGATGAGCAATGGATAGGGGGCGAGCATGTCTATTCGTCGCGCTGTCGTTCTTGGCGGGCTGTGCATCGCTGCCGTTTGTGGAGCCAGCGCGGCCCACGATCCCTTCGCTCTCAGACGCAGCGGAGGCGACGAGTTCGATGTCCGCTCTCACTTGGGTTGGAGCCATCTCAACGATTGCAGGCATTGCGCTCGTTGTCCTTACGCAAGGGAGGATGGGCGTGCGGGCTATTGCGATTGGTGTTGGCTTGATTGGCCTGAGTTATGTGATGGCCCAAATCGACTTGGACTGGGTGCTGATTCCCATCTACATAGGGGGTGGGGCAGTCTCCCTTGCGTGGGCTTTTGTTACTGTCCGAAGAATCCTGAACAGGAGAAGTGGCTGATGGATGATGGATGGTTCTGGCTTGGGGTCGCCTTCGTTGGCGGCATGGTGGCGCAGCGTTTCGTACTCAGTGGGCTGGCTAAGGCCATGAGGTGGATGGGTCGATAGACCGCTAGGAGGTGTGCATGAAGACAACCCAACGCCAGGTCGCGGACCTGCTGCAAGACCCCGCCAATGTGCGAGCGCACGACGGGCGCAACATCGACGCGATCAAGGCATCGCTGCGCCGGTTCGGGCAGCAGAAGCCCATCGTGGTCAACCCGGACGGGATGGTCGTGGCGGGCAACGGCACGCTTGCTGCGGCCCACGCCTTGGACTGGGAGCAGGTGTCGGTGGTGGTCACGGGCCTTGAGGGGGCCGAGGCGACCGCGTACGCCATCGCAGACAACCGCACGGCAGAACTCGCCGTCTGGGACGAGGACGCCCTGGGGCAGACCCTCGCGGCTCTACAGGCAGACGAGAGCATCGACGAACTGGTGACGGGGTTCAGCGAGCAGGAGATCGCCGCCCTCGTCGGCAAGACGACGGGCGAGGTCGAGGAGGACGAGGTGCCTGAGCCGCCAGCCGACCCGGTGACGAAGCCGGGCGACCTCTGGCTGCTGGGCGACCATCGCGTCCTGTGCGGCGACTCGACGAACGCAGGGGATGTGGGGCTGCTCTTAGGTGGCGAGGTTGCGACCATGCTCCACGCCGACCCGCCGTACGGGATGGGCAAGGAATCGGAGGGCATTGCCAACGACAACCTCTACCGCGAAAAGTTGGACGCCTTCCAGATGGCGTGGTGGACAGCGTGGCGGTCATCGCTCACGGACAACGGGAGCGCGTATGTGTGGGGGAACGCCGAGGACTTGTGGCGGCTCTGGTACTGCGGCGGGTTGTCGGATTCTGAGCGTATAACGATGAGGAATGAGATCACTTGGGACAAGGGGGACGGGCTGGGCATGAACTCGTCGATATCTCGCCAGTTCGCGCCCGCGACTGAGCGTTGCCTATTCTTCATGCTTGGCGAGCAGGGATTCAACAACAACGCCGACAACTACTGGGATGGGTGGGAGCCGATTCGCGCCGCACTCCGCGCAGATTGTGACGCGATGGGATGGGGCGCAGATGACATCAAGCGGATATGCGGTGTCGGGATGTATAGCCACTGGTTCACCGCGTCGCAGTGGTGCTTTATCCCAGAGGAACACTACAGAAAACTGCAAGCGGCTGCGCGAGAGCATGACGCTTTCAAGCGAGAGCATGACGCTTTCAAGCGAGAGCATGACGATCTCAAGCGAGAGCATGACGATCTCAAGCGAGAATTCTACGCAACCCGCGCGCACTTCGACAACACACACGACAACATGACCGATGTCTGGTCGTTTCCGCGAGTGCTTGGCGAGGATCGCCACGGACACGCGACGCCGAAGCCAGTGAAGGCGGTGGCGCGCGCGATCAAGTCGAGCAGCCAAGCGGGAGACTGCGTGGGTGTTCCCTTTGCGGGAACCTGCCCGGAGATAGTCGCCTGCGACCAACTCGACCGCAAGTGCTACGGCATGGAGATCGACCCGGCCTACTGCGATGTCATCGTGGCACGGTGGGAGAACCTGACCGGCGGCAAGGCGGTACTGGAGGAAGCGGTCCATGCCTGACGATAACCTGCCCGACAACTACGAGAAGATGCCCGGCGGGATCACCGGCAAGGGGTTCCTGCCTGGTCAGTCGGGGAACCCCGGAGGGCAGCGCAAGGGCAAGCGGATCACGACGCTGATCCGTGAAGCCCTGGAGCGCGAACACGAAGGCAAGCGGGTCGTGGAGGCGTTGGCCGAGATCATGATTCGGGAAGCCCTGCGGGGTGACTTCCGCTTCGCCAAGGAGATACTGGAGCGCATCGACGGCAAGGTGCCAGACCGCATCACAGGCGACGAGGACGGTGGGGGATTGACGGTGGTGTTCCGGCGTGACAAGGACGATTGAACACCTGCTGCTCCCAAAGCAGGACGAGTTCCTGCGGGCCGACGACTGCCGGGAGTTGCTGTTCAGCGGCGCGTTCTCTGCGGGCAAGAGCCGCGCGCTCTGCTACAAGTTGGTGGCGAGAGCCAGCGTTCCAGGTGCGCGTGAAGGACTCTGCCGGAAGCATCTGGTCACGGCTAAGGCCACAACCCTCCGCACCCTGCTGGAGCCTGACGGTCTGATGCAGCCGGTGCTTCCGCTTGGCTGCTACTCCCACAACAAGAGCGAGAAGATCATCCGCATCCACGGGGGTGGCGAGATCGTCTACTTCGGTCTGGATGACCAGGAGAAGATCGGCTCCTACAGCCTGAGCGGGTGCGCCATCGACGAGGCCGTGGAGGTGTCGCCGCAGGACTGGACGCAGTTGCTTGGTCGCATCCGTCTGGGCGTGGGCATCCCCAACCAACTCTACGCCGCGTGCAACCCAGGCCCACCGTCCCACTTCCTAGCCGAGCGGTTCGGCCTGGCGAAGGGTCACAACGCCAAGCCGGGGTGCCGAGCGATCCAGACCAAGAGCAGCGACAACACCTACCTCGACGCGGAGTACCTTGAGTCGCTGGCCCAGTTCAGTGGCGTGGCACGCAAGCGGTATGTCGAGGGGCTGTGGGTTGGCAGCGATGGTCTGATCTATGACCGCTGGGACCGCAGCGCGTTTGTCCGTCAGAGGCCACGCAATCAGTTTGTCCGGTCCCTCGTTGCTGTAGATGCGGGGTATACCAATCCCTGTGTCCATCTCCTGCTGATGCAAGATTCGGACGGTGGCCTCCATGTCGCCGATGAGTGGGTGAAGACGAAGCAGTTGGAACCAACCGTGATCGAACATGCGCAGGAGTGGGCTGGACAATACGGGGTCGAGGTATTCGTCGTTGACCCATCGGCGGCTTCGCTGATCGCTGGTATGCGAGCAAACGGACTACATGTGCAAGCAGCCAACAACGAGGTCTTCAGTGGGATCCAGGCGGTACAGGCTAGGCTGACTGTTGCGGGCAACGGCCAGCCTCGCCTTACAGTTGACCCGCGCTGCGAGAACACGATTCGGGAGTTCGAGACATACGAGTGGCAGACACGACGAGGCGAGGTGCGGGATGTCCCGGTCAAGGCGCACGACCACTGCATGGATGCGATCCGATACGGCATCATGGAGATCGACGGAGTGCTAGGCGCACCACTGACACTTGATGTGGATGTGGCTGACCGGGACATTGCCTCGCCCACGGATTCGTTCCTGGGCGATGACGATGATGATGACGAGGCGTGGCGAGAGGAGTGGTGATGGCGTTCTGGAACCGCACCAAGTTGGTCGAGAGCGAGGAGGAGGTGCTGGAGCCGATCTTCGGTGCTGCGGGCAGTATGCCCCGGCAGCAGATCGGCAACCGTGTCTCTGGCTCAGAACTGCTCAAGCGGTACGGCATGATGGTCCACCGCTGCGTCACCATCAAGAGCCAGACGGCGGCGAGCGTGCCGATGCGTCTGTTCGCCATCGGCAACCCCAAACAGATGAGCAAGGCGCACGCCATACGCTCGCAGGAGATCGACGCCGAGACGAGCGCGTTCCTGCGTGGTCGCATGAGCGTGGCCCCGGCAGCCAAGGCCCGGTCCAAGTTGCGTGGCAACATGGAACGCCTGGTCGAACTCACCGAGCATCCGCTGCTGGACCTGCTCTCCGATGTCAACCCGTACACCGAGGGCTTCGGCTGGCGCGAGTCTCTGTACGCCGACCTCGACATCTTCGGTCGCTCGTACCACGCCTTGGTCAGGCAGTACCCCAACAAGCCGCCCACCTCGATCTGGCGGATGCAGGCTCAGGATGTCAAGGTGCTGCCCAGCGTGGAGACATTCGTCAAGGGCTTTGAGTACGGGAGTGGCACGGACAAGAAGGTCTTCGACCCCGACGATGTGCTGTGGTTCCGCACCTACGACCCCTTCGATCCACTTGGCGGGTTCGGGCCGCTGGAGGCGTGGCTCCAAACGGTGGACGCCGAGTTCCACCATGCCGCGTTCGTGGACTGGATCTACCAGCGTGGTGGCTCGCCCGATTATGTCGTGACCGCCAAGAACGGGATGTCGGTCGAGCAGCGCAAGGCGTTCCGGGCCGACTGGCGCAAGATGTTCGGTCGGCTGTTCAACCGCAAGGAGAATGTGGCGATCCTAAGTGGCGACGGGGCCATCACAGCCCTGGGCCGCGCTCCCAAGGAACTGGAGAGCGTCGAGCAGGACGCCGCCCTGCGTGACAAGATCGCGGTGGCGTTCGGTGTTCCCAAGAGCCTCATCACCTCCGATGATGTCAACCTCGCCAATGCCCGCGAGGGTTCGATCACCTTCATGCGCAACTCGATCTGGCCGATGGTGCAGCGTGTGGAAGACACGCTCAATGAACACCTCGTCCCCCTCTGGTCCGACCGGCTCATGCTTGTCCATGACAACCCGGTAGCGGACGACCGCAAGATCGTGATGGAGGAGCGGCAGTCCATGCTGACCAGTGGGTACACC